ATCATGGCCTGCTGCCCTTGCGCTTTAGCATTTGCAGATGCGATCTGCCCAGCAGCCTGAGCATTAGCCCCTGCCATAGTGTTATTCGCCACAGCCTGAGCAGTTTGCATACCAGCATTACCCTGCTGTGCTGCTGCGTTTTGACCTAGGCCAACAAGGTTTGACAATCGGTTATATTGGTTGGTTTGATCTGCGTTAAACCGGTTGTAAGCATTGCTAAACTCTTGGCTTGCCATATCCTGACCATAGCCCTGCAATGCTTTCAATGTTGCGCCTGAGAGCAAGCCACCGCGTGCGGCAGCGCCAGACTGAATAGCGTCCTGACCCTGTTGTAGTCGGAACTGATAGCTTGGGTCGCTGTAAATATCCTGACCAGTGTAGGTTTGGCTAAAATAACCATCAGGGCCCATTTGCCCCATAAGTTGATCAAGTGAGGTTTTTCCAGCATCCGCATAAGGCATTAAATCCTTTCGCGTCTGATCATACATATCCCACTGTACTTGGCTTGCGCGATCTGCTGCCGCCGCTTGTGTGTTTGCGGCATTTTGCGCTGCTTTCGCCTGCTTCTTGGCTGAGTTATTACCTAGTAAAGCTCCACCAACTCCCAATGCTGCTGTTGCAATTCCCATATCTAAACCCTCTTAATCATTACAGTTTCAATTAACCCAAAACCTTTTTTCGCCCACAGTTTTTCCCGATCTGAATATGGGCGATTGGATAAAATCCACATATCAGCAAGGTTTTTAATGTATTGCTCACTCCAATTGATTAATCTGATCGAGCTGTTGCGGTGTTCTGGCAAAACATAAATCACATCGGTCTGAGCCATCACCTTGCCTTTGTGCCGCGGTGTTGGTGTGATATAGATCCAGTGCATACCAATTGGCACATCACCCTTTCGCATCACCAGGCAATGTAGGATGTTTGCATCACACATCTGCTGGTAAAGCTCAGCATCAAGATCAAGCTCAAAACCCACCGTCTTATGCTCACCAAGATCGAAAGCAGCGCGACAAAGAGGCATCAGCTCATCTATGCAATCAATCCACTTCTCACGCTGAATCGTAATCATCTCAGTACCCGTTTAGCTTATTGATTGCTGTTGCCAAGTCCGCAAAAAATAAAAGCCAGACTTGTGAAATCTGGCCATTAACAATGATCGGTTGATTGATCGGTGGTTCTAGTTTCTTCATCGTATCCTCGCTTTGGCACCAACAAGCACTAATCGAACTGCATCACTCATGCGAACACGGAACACTCGACCAAATGACTGTCCAAGCCTGCGAAAAATCACTCGCTTGTGATATTCGCCAGTTTTACCTAATGATTGTTGTCGGCTGAGTGACCATGTCTTACTCCGATCATCTGACCAATCCACTATGATTTGCGGCTCAACATCTGATTCCTGTCCAACCTGAGCGATTAGCTCTAGCTCATCAAAAATAAGCCTTGTGCCGTGTGGATTAATCACTGGAGTGGTGCGCTCCCTAAGAATCATCGAACCATCGTCAGTCAATGCGTCTTGTGTGAGTTGGTAGAGTTTCCCGTTATCCCGATCACCGACAAAATGAGTGTTCATAAAGAAGCTATAATTTGCTGCCCGATGATGCTCGTGCTTATAGGTTTCCGGGTTGTGATAGCTTCTTTCGTGCCACATGCCAGTAGTTGAATCAAAGCACCATGTTTTCTTTGCAGTCGGGAATGTCATCATCAGGAATGAATGACCGTGCTCCTGATATGCGAACGAGTAAGCATCATCAATGCGGGAATATGAAGCAATCTCATACTCAATGGCATGGTTTGAGATACGCTGAGCTTGATAGCCTTGCGTCATAATGATTTGGCCACGCCCAGCCTCAGTCTGACTAAGCCACACAAGGCTTTGCCCATACTGACACACCGAATCCTTAGCAACACACCCAACCGGGAGAAATGCGCCTGACATGCGTTGAAACGGAAGATTCACATCACCAGTGCTTGACCATATCTCTGTGGTCTTTTCACCAATCAGCCACAACTGACCGCTATTTGTCACTGTTCTGACAATGTTATCGGACTTGGTTTCAGCCGTAGCATAGTTAAGTGCTGTGGTTTCTGTGTTCAGCAGCCCTGACCATTGAATTCGACCAGAACCTGGAACAGTCCAAACAAATCGGGAATCAAGCACAGTTACATCAGAAGCACCAAGAAAGTCATCACCTGTGATTTGTGTAAGTGTGTTGTTTGCGATGGTGTACTTGTATGTATCACTTGCCACAATCATCACATGCAGTGAGTTGTCAGCGAATGTGACGCGATTCACCCCTGCGATTTCACCAATTGTAAGAATCGCACCAACCTTATCAATGGTGTAAAGCATACCACCAGCCACAACAAGCAGGCGATCCGTAAGCGCATACATGCCACGAATAGCACCTGTTGCAAACTCGTACTTCTTAATCAATCCTGGTGTTGGAATAAGTGCTGTGACTTGTGGTGCATTTTGGCTTTCAACCGCTTGCGGATAAAGATTTATTGTTCGCTGACAATCAATCGCCCAATCATCAAGATGATAAGACTGTCCCACAATCGGAATATCAATCACATTCATAAGAACTCACCCCAATCGGTAGATCATTCTTTACATACAGTGGAGTGGTATTGCTGCGTTTCAGCATCTCAACCGCATTACGCTGATTCAGTAATAGCATCTGTGTTGGCTCAACACCAAACATCGGGGCAAGCTCTACAGCAAGCGATAAAACCAAAGGTCTTTGGTAGTTCGATGGAACAATCAATTCATTCTGAGCAATTAGCTCAACTGGAAGCGAATAGACCTTTATCTTTAATTCATTCCCGTTTGTAAAAACAGTGAATGTCCAGTTTGGCACGCCAACTGAATAAACCACCTGAGCGTCTGGTTTGCTGATATTACTATCTCGAACCAGTACAATTTCTTGATCATCAAGAAAAGCTTTATCCGATATGCCTTGAATATCTGCCATCACATCAGCAGCTAATGGCCCAACTGTATAAGCACCAATACCATTTAAAGGAATAGTTACATCGGTTGATTTGTAGATATAAAGCTTCTGTGTTGCCCATTGTGTAAGTAACCCTTCTAATGTAATCAAGGCATCTGCAAGCTCATCACCCTGCACACTCTCGCCAGCAGCAAGAACGCCAAGTTGCTTGAGCGACATTTCAATAATTCTGCTGACCAGCATGTGATTCTCCAATAAAAAACCGCCCTTTCGGACGGTCATGTTTGTTTTGATTCGCTATAGAGCCAACCCTTGCGCCCACAATGCATCTACCTGTTCCGCAGACAATCCCATTAAATTTGACATGGTCAATAAACTTGGGCTTGTTCTAATGAATGTTGTTGCATCCTGCCATTCGATTTTGATGATCTGCTTTTGCATTTCATCTGGGATTTGCTCAATCAGTGTTTCAATGTCCGCGAGACTATAGCCATTGGTTACAAGTGCAAGGCGAAATTGTCTGCGCGTTAATGCTGGCACTGGCGGGGTTTCGTAAGTCACAGCCCAAACATATTCAGGATTGAATTGCGATAGCGCATTAAGAATCTGCTGCTTATCAGTTAAGCCTTGCAGTAGCTCTTGAATACCCTCAAATTCAGGTTCAATCGTAGCAACCCCGTTTTCAATCTGTAGTGTATGAATTTCAACACTGTCTTTATTTGATACAAGTTTTAGCATTTTAATCCTCCTACAGATTTACGAAAGCTGGACGCGCCCCGATATTCATGTACACGCTCGAGCGGGCGTAACGCAAGTAGAGAGCAAACACGCCCGCATTGGCAGTACTGTTCCAACCGCCGCCGCGGAGGGGCGTACGCTCACCCGCGTCAATGACTTTACCGAAATAATCGCTATTAAATTTTGCTGTGTCTTCAACAACAGGGTATAAACATAACGCTTTCAAGCGAGCTAAAGCCGCTGCACTCACGGGTTTGGTTGTAGACAAGTTGCGGATCGCACCAAAGCTAGTGCCGTTAATTGTGTAGTCTGCTGTGCCGCTATCCGCAAATTTCACCGTACCAGCCGTTGTACCGTTGCCATCTGGTGTAACAAGGTTGCCTGTCACCGCATCAATCGCTTTCCATTGCGCTGACGTTGCTGACATATCAATTGTATGTAG